GATTCTTGCAGATGGCAGTATCAGAGAGTCACTAACGCAAATATGTGATTGATCACTTTGCCAACGGCGGCAAACCGATAAGGAGAATTGACATGAAAGCGAGGAGGCTTGAAGCACTTGTGGAATACATAACAAACAGGAAATACCTTTGCAAGTTCTGTATAAACCTCCAAAAGCGCGTTGTACTGCATGGCCTGGATGAAATAAATAAATACACAGGGATAATGTGTTCGTCTATATCCGGCATGAAAATCAGACTGCAAGAGGCCGAGACAGGAAAATCTGAGGATGAGGAGGATTGACATGACACCACAAGAAATTGACAGAATCGTAGCCCTGCGTGACAATGGGAGTACCTTCGTTGAGATTAGCGGATTGATTGGTTATGGTGAAGGGTACGTCGGCAAAGTCTATGCGAAAGCAACGATGCGTTTCAAACCAAAAGATGCTTTTGATGAATTTTACTATGCGATTTTCAAACGGCACTTTTCGGAGGTGGCACGATGATTGAGCATGATGAGGCAGTCGATGTCTGGCAGGTGGCACACGTTCTTCTCACGGAAGCGCAAAACACACGAACAGGCAACGGGGGCGGGGGAGGATGTGAGAGAGGCGTGAGCACGGACAGAATAGATTGGTCGGCATCAGTGAGGAAGCTTGCGCCACAAGATCCGCCAGCAGCTCCAGACGGATTCGTAATGCTTGTACTCGATAGCGTGTATGGAGACGTATCAACACAGCCGAGCCATATAATCGTTAATGCTGCGGCTAAACTTATTAAGCAATTCAGACGGAACCTTGAGCAAAACCCGGATGTCTACAAAGACTATTCAAAAATGAGGATGATAGTTCATGGTTGACAGGTGCTAATGCGTTTTGATACTATCTAGGAGCTAGGCCACTTTGCGCCTAAAATATGTTGCCTCTGGCCCGTTTGGTGTAGTTACCCACGGGCCATTTTTACGCCAGCAGCAATACTCCTTTGACTGCTGGCGGCTTTTTACTAAGGCTCTCCGATGACACTATGCTACTGTGAAGCAGACAATCGACGACGTTGTTGTAAAGTCTGCCAGCAATCTATGCTAGGTTGTCAGGACCTGTGTAGCCATATGAAACACCGAGCGCCGTGCCGAAGGGAAGATCTCACACCGATGGAGTCAACATAACAAAATGGTTAAGGAAAACTAATGGCCGGAGGAAGACCAACTAAAATGGATGCAGCTACAGTATCAAAATTAGAGTATGCTTTCTCATTAGGATGCACTGATGAAGAGGCTTGCTTCCATGCTGATATAACCAAGATGACTCTTTACCGATACTGTGATAAACATCCATCGTTTAGTGACCGGAAAGAGGTACTTAAGCAAAACCCTGTATTTAAGGCACGTAAGGTACTGCTAGACGCCCTAGACTCTAACGACGTGAACACGGCACATAAGTTTGTAGAGCGCAAGGACGGAACAGCTAAGCAAAGGGTAGAGACTTCAGGTGTAGACGGCGCCCCCATCAATCACAAGCTGGAATGGACGATCAACATAGTCAGGCCAAAACCGCAAGGCGACTAATGCCAGTCCTAAACCTACCTGAAAAACTTGATAGGGTCCTGACCACTAAAGCGCGTATCATTGTCTTGCTAGGCGGCCGTGGTTCAGGAAAGTCAGAAACTGTTGGCTCTATCCTGTCACTCAAGGTGCAGACAGAGCAGGCAGACGTGCTTTGTGCCCGAGAATTTCAGAATTCCATTGACGAGTCAGTTCACAAACTATTGAAACAAATGATAACAGAGCGGCTTGGTATCGCCGAGTCGTTTACAATATCTGACAAAAAAATAGACTGCAACACAGGTGGAGGCTTTAGATTTAGAGGTTTCAGCCGCAACCCCGAGGCCGTCAAGTCTGCACAAGGTTTCAAATATTCATGGACAGAAGAAAGCCAAACAATTAGCCAGCAAACAATAGACGATCTACTCCCGACAATCCGGTCAGCAGGTTCACAACTCCTATTTACAGCTAATCCACAGAGTAGCAACGACCCATTCAGCAAGCGATTTATCAATCCATACATCCGAGAGCTGATAACCAATGGCTATTACGAAGATGATATGCACCTGATAATCTTCACGAATTACAAAGACAACCCATGGTTTCCACCTGAACTCGAACAGCAGCGGCAATGGGACTTCGATCACCTCCCCCGTAGTAAATATGACTGGATCTGGCTTGGAGCCTTCAACGACGGGGTAGAGGATGCACTGGTTCAAGCCGAATGGTTTGACGCATGTGTGGACGCTCATATCAACCTTGGCTTTGAACCGCTCGGTTTACGCCTGGCAGCACACGACCCCTCCGACGAGGGCAGCGACTCCAAAGGTTACTCAATGCGGCACGGCTCTGTCGTTCTGAGAGTCGAGGAGAAAACGACCGGCAACGTTAACGACGGTTGCGATTGGGCTACGTCAATGGCGATTAATGACATGGTGGATTGTTTCTCTTGGGATTGCGACGGGATGGGTGTGGCCCTTAACAAGCAAGTCACTAAATCTTTCGGTGGAAAGCACACAACGCTTAGTCAATTCAAAGGGTCAGAGGCTGTCGATCAACCAGATGCAGTCTTTGAAGGGGCCGACCCGACCGATGACAACGTGGTGCAGAATCCAAAGCGCAACAAAGACGCACTGAGAAACAAGCGAGCGCAGTATTATCTTGAATTGAGACGCCGTATATTGAACACTTATAACGCTGTCGTTCACAAAAAATACATGAACCCCGAGACAATGATTAGCTTTAACTCGTCGACGATAGAACCAGGTATGTTGCAAAAACTCAGATCAGAGATATGCCGTATGCCGATCAAGCCTAACGGTAATGGGATGTTTGAGCTTTATACTAAAGAGGTAATGAAGAAAAAATTCAAGGTGGCCTCTCCAAACCTTGGCGATTCAGTCATGATGTTAATGAGGCAACCATATATAGCAGAGCAGATACGCATGGCACGGCCGAAGCCCATAAAAGTCATTGGTAGAAAATAATACTTGTGCCAGCGTGACAGAATATGACACAATGCGTTAATTGTTAATCCAACCCACGAAGCTGAAGGAGCCATACCTATGGGCAAGTCAGAGTTTTTTATTAGTGCATCTGAGACAATCACCCCATCTGATACCGTGAAACTTACAAGCCCTGGCCGTGGTCTCCTGATATCCGTCGCAGGTGTTGTCAAGGTAGGTTATGCTGACGGCACGACTGACTCACTGCCTCTGTTGGCCTCTTATTGGTATCCAATGGAAGTCACGCAAGTGTTTGTAACAGGGACGGACGCCGGTGTTGTTGCAGGTACAATTCACATAGCATGGTAACCGGTCAAGGGGATTGTGATGCTTGACCTACAAGACATTAAAAAGAAACATGACAAAGCCTACCAGGCCAATCAGACTACGCGCGAACGTGCATCTGATGACTTGGTATTTTATTGGATAACGCACTGGTCAGACTCTATCCTCGACGATTCCCAACTCGCTTATCGCGGAGAGTTCGACATCTTGCGCAAGGCAGGGCGTAACATCCTAACTGATCTTGAAGAGAACCCCGTACAAGTTGACTTTGAGCCGTTAGACGATACACGTGACGACGCAGCTGACGTCATGGACGGCCTGTATCGTAATGACAATCGCAACAACGTATCGATGGAGGCATTTGCTAATGCTGACCTTGAGACTGTTGTCTGTGGTGTTGGTGCCTGGTTGCTCTATACCGATTACACAAGCACACGGTCAGGAGACAATCACCAGGTTATCCGGCGCAAACCTATTTATGAAGCGAACAACATAGTCTTCTGGGACCCCAACGCAAAACTGATTGACAAGTCTGACGCTGACTTTGTGTCTATCTTGACCAAGTATAGCAAAGAGGGATACGAGGATCTTGTTGAAGAGCTTACAGGTCGTGATGATGAATGTACGCCGAGTAACTTTGCGTCTCCGGAGCAGTCCTATAGCTTCCCTTGGGCATTAGGCAAGACAGAGCAATATCATGTGGCAGAATTCTATCACCGCAAGAAGATCAAAGTAAAAATCATTACGATGATTAACCCCATGGGTCAAGAAACCACGCTTGCGGAGAAAGACCTTGAAGATGTCATGGATGACATGCTGGACGATGGTTTCGAAATTGTCGGCGAGAAAGAAGTCGAGCAGTACGAAGTCACTAAGTATATCTGTAGCGGTGAAGAGATCCTATCTTCTGATGTAATAGCCGGGCAGTTTATTCCTGTCATTCCTATTTATGGCGAAAGGGCCTTTGTTGAAGGCGAGGAGCATGTTGAAGGGATCACTAGGCTTGCTAAAGATCCTCAGCGTCTCCGTGACTTCCAGCTTTCCTTTCTTGCTGACATCGTGGCGCGTTCTCCCCGTGAGAAACCGCTCTTCTACCCTGAACAGATCGCAGGGCATGAGGATATGTATAGTCTATCAGGTGCGGAAAACAACTTTCCCTATGCCCTATTGAACCGAAAGACACCTTCAGGTGAGGACCTGCCGCCGATGCCGATCGGGACTCTTGCTTCCCCGCAGATACCACAAGCTCTAATTGCTTCTATAGCTCTAAGCCGCGAAGCCGTCGAAGATGTTGCTAATCCTGGGATACCACAAGACGTGGCTGATCCTGATTTGTCAGGTAAGGCAGTACTGGCTTTACAAGCAAGGATGGACAAGCAATCTCTCGTATATCAGACGCACCGCAAGTTTGCCCGTCGTCGTGACGGTGAGATTTACGCATCAATGGCCGCAGAAGTTTATGACGTGCCTCGTGATGTGCGTATTGCGATGCCTGACGGGTCCAGTAAGACAGTTAAGCTGATCGAGACAGTGCTTGATCAAGAGACAGGGCAGATCAAAGTCTTGCGGGATTTAACCAACGTGGAGTTTCAAGTCTACAGCTCGATTTCTACTTCTTACGGCAGTCGAAAAGAGCAGACCATCGACCAGATTGACAGGAGCATGGCGCTACTTCCACCAGGTCACGACCTGACAGAGGCTCTTTTGTTCCAGAAATTCAACATGATGGATGGTGTAGAGTTTGACGATATACGAGCGTACTCACGCAAGAAGCTGTTGCTTATGGGTATTCGGACGCCAGAGACGGCAGAGGATGAGCAGATACTGCAGGCAGAGCGAGAGAAAGGCCAACAGCCCAACGCTGATATGGTTCTGGCCATGGCAGAAGACAAGAAAGGCCAAGCGGCGCTGTTGAGGGAGAAACGTGCTGTTGTTGACATGGAACTTGAGTATCAAGACAAGGCGACAAAGACGCAGATTGACGGCTTTAACGCAGAGTCTAAACGCGCAGAGGTGCAAGTCAAGGCGCAGGTTGCTGGGGCGAGTATCGACAAAACTAAATCGGAAACACTTAACGAAAATATTGACGCACAGGCAAAAATTGTGCAGTTACGGAATCCAAGTAACCTGTCAGATGACGAACTAATTAGCGAATTAATGGCAAGCGGTTGACCTACTGGTGGGATCATCAGGCTACAGAGGCGCACTGAACAAACGCGGCTTCCTTGTGAGCAGACACAAGGTAACACCCTCACAGCAGGGGAAGGAGCTGGGATATGACCGGAAAAGAAGAGTTAGAGGAAGTGGAAACCACAATCGAAGAAGTAGAAGAAGTCGAAGAGAGTGGGGAAGCTCCGTTCTGGCTGGAAGAGGACGCACCGGAATCCTCTGAATCTGGGGAAGTAGAGGGCGAAGACACTGACGAAGAGGACACAGGCAGCAAAGGTGTCCCCGTTTCAAAGCACGTCAGTGTCAAGAAAAAGCTTAAAGCTAAGTTGGGTGAGCAAAATGAGGAGTTGGAGCGGCTACGGCAGGAAAACCAGACACTCAAAGCCGGAACGCAAAAGCCAACGAATCTTGCCGCACCTAAACGCCCTCGCATTGCTGATTTTGGAACTGATGACGAGTATGAAACTGCACTGGATGCGTACGAAGAATCCAAACTGGAGTATCAGACGCAGTATGTTAGTCAGAACCACGACCAGACTCAGAAACTGCAACAACGTAAGCGGCAGATAGAAGAGGCTGTTGATAGCCACTATGATCGTGCCGACAAGGTTGTGCAGAAACACAGCATTAACCCTGACGTGTACCGCCAAGCCGACTTGAATGTTAAGTCAATCATTGAGAGCATGAACCCGAATAAAGGCGAGATGATTTTCAATGAGTTGGTGTCTACGGTAGGAGAAGGGTCAGAAATTGCAATGTTTCATATCGGTCGCAACAAAGCAGCGTCGATGGAGTTTGAGAACATTCTGAGGTCTGACCCAACAGGGTTGAAAGCTGCCGTCTATCTTGGCCGTATCGCAGAGAGATCAAGCGGTACTAAATCAAAATCCAGTCGAGCGCCAAAGCCAGCCGCTCAAATCAGAGGCGATGAAGCCGTGAGTGCCAAGTCCAGCGCAGCTCAACGTAAATGGAGTGAAGCGCACACGAAAGGCAACACGCAGGAAGCGTTTAATCTGAAGAAAGCGGCAAGGGCGCAAGGTGTCGACACTTCCCTTTGGAGATAAATCATGAGCTTAACAACTGGTAAAATTGCAGAGGTCTTGCTTGATCAGACCGTAGAGACTTTCGAGCATCAGATGCAAATGTTGCCCCTCACGTCATTCAAGCAACCCGACGCCGGGACTATGCAGAACGCAGGGAATGTTATCTGGCGTCCTGTCCCGCAACACGCCCCTGTTATTGACGGTTGGGACGTGACCGGACTTGAGGGCGACATCATTGAAGAAACCTACCCTGCCGTTCTCGGGGTCCCGAAGAACGATTTCGTCAGACTTCGTGCCGACGACATGCGGGATATGCAGTTCTGGAACCGTCGGGCGGTAGAGTCTGGCCGTCAACAGGCTACCGAGCTTAACAAATTGCTTGCTAAGGCGATTGCTGTTCAGGGCTCTTTGTTCTATCGTTCTAACGCCACATCGGGTTACGATTTTATCGGCGAAGCACAAGCGCTGATGAACGAACGTCAGCTTAAAGACACGGGCCGTACTTTTATGCTAAACGACCGTGACAACCTCACGTTTGCATCGGACCTCGCAAACCGTCAGACTCTGCAAGGCCGCCCAGCTGATACATGGTCGAAAGGTCAGATCGGCGAGAACGTTGCAGGATTCGACGTTTACACGGGATCTTTCCTGCCAAACATCGCAGGTGGTGCAAGCCCTGACGCTACCGTAACCGGCGCACAGACTTTCGCGCCTACAGCTGGATCCGTCAACACGACGACAGGAGTAGTAACAAACGTCGACTGGCGTACTGCTGATATCCCTGTTTCTGCTTCGGGCGGTTACAATATTGGCGATAAAGTAACCATCGGTGCCGTGCAGTCTGTTGGTTTGGCTGACAAGGCAGGAACTGGACAGCTGATGACTTTTACCGTCATAGCAAAGCCGGACGCAACGACTCTTACAGTCTACCCGAAACCGATTGCCGCTGTTGACCCAGCTCTTTCTAATTCCGAGATGGCCTATGCCAACACCGATGTGGTTATCCCTAACGCCGCAGTCGTCGCCCGTCTGAATATTGACGCATCGGCAAAAACGAACCTGTTCTGGGATAAGGACGCTGTTGAGGTCCTCGGTGGTACGATTCCTGCTCACCTGTTTAAGGACTACGCAGGTTTCAAAGTGGTTTCTACTACCATGTCTAACGGTCTGGAAATGTACGTCATGTACGACGGCGACATTGCAACGGCCACTTTCCGTTACCGCTTGTTCTGCTGGTACGGAATTACCGTCTGGAATCCACAAAACGCTGGGGTTGCAGTCTCTCAATAACCTGTAAAGGGGAGGGGGTAACCTCTCCCCACTAATAGGAGTTTATTATGTCACAAATCTTTCAGATCGGTTCAAGCGGTTTCTTTCATCAACGCGATGCTGACGCGACCGAAGACAAATTGACGTCTGTTGCTGCTGGTGTGCTGGCTATCCCCGTATCTCATGGCTATGTAGTCAAAACAACCGGAGCCACGGCAGAGGCGTTGACCTTGGCTAACGGTAGCCCAGGCCAGGTTTTGGCTATTGACGTCGCTGACGACGGTGGTGGGACTGGCACTCTGACACCTGCAACTGCAACAGGCTTTGCGACGATCGTTCTTGCTGACGCAGGCGACCGCGCTGTGTTGCTGTTTGTCGATGACAACGTCGGATGGATCATTATTGGCCTGTCAGGCGTAGCAGGACCCCCGGTAACAACCATTTAAACGACAGGGGCGGGATATTCTCGCCCCTTNTTTAAGGAAATCATTATGGCAACNTTATTNTTTAAAGACGGGAAGCCGTCAAAGTTTGAGGCTAATCGTGTTAATGGTGCTTTAGAGGCTGGGTGGACTGTTGACTCTGAGGAAGTTATGGAAGAGAAAGCAGATCGTGCAGACAAAGTTATCAAGGCGGCAAATAAAGAGGTTGTCTCTGACGTTGACTACTCCGACAAAGCTATTCGCTCTCAAGCAAAAGAAGCAGGTATCGGTAACTACTGGAACAAAACCATCGAAAACCTCAAAAAGGAATTGGATTAAGCTATGGCCGGAATCAAGTCAGACCTGATCAATGAAGCGTATTCGCGCATGAGAGTGTCCGGGCTGACCCGCGTTCCAGACGGTGAAGATATTCGTACTGCTCTCCATCGGCTTGAGAACATGGCGGCTATTTGGGGAGATACGTATTGCACCGGATATAACTTTGAAGACACGCCTAACCCAGGATCCTTGCATAACCTCAAAAGAAAGTTTTGGAGTGCTTACGAGTCGAATCTCGCTCTCCTATTGCTATCTGACTTCGGCAAGCAGCCTGCACCAAGCCTTGTTGCAGAATCTCAAGGGACGTTTTCAATGCTCGCGGCTTTTACCTCGCATCCGACACAAATAAGACCACCGGGCAGGATGCCCATTGGCTCAGGCAACGAGATCCGTTATGGCCATTCTCAGAGATTCTTTCGTAATGCAGATTCTGTCCCTAACGACTGTGCAACAAATCAGATGGTTCAGGATGAAGTAGATATTTTCACCGAGCACTTTGATGCTTACCTTGGGCTTGCTGAAACCATCGTGTCTTACACAATTGCATCAAGCGCACCCTCTATCCTTGTTGTGAGTGCCGACAGCCTTACTGATCCTGACATTACATACACTGTGACGGCCAAAAATGTTGGAGTATTCTACATCAGAATCAACGCTACAACTTCTCTCGGACGTATTACCTCACGAAAGATCAACTTCATTGTTCAGGAGTTGTGATGCCCCAAACCCTTATAAATATTATTAGAGGCGACAAGATAAGCGATAAAACAGACTATCGTGATGCTCTTGCCGTCAATATGATTGCCGTACCAAAGCCAATTCTTGGTGCGAACGGGTACATGCTTTGTTATCCAGGCTTAACCTCCGTTGCTACGCCTCCGGGAACAGATCGTGGCGCAGTTTATAATGATCGTTTTGGTGTGCATTTTAGGGTGTCAGGAAACAAACTGATAAAAGTTGTCGGTGGTGTTGTTACTGAGCTAGGTACGGTGGCAGGCAAAGGCCAGGTGGCCATGCCCTACAGTTTCAACTCTCAGTGTGTGATTGCTGATGGGAATATGTATCTCTATGATCCGGTAAACGGGTTTAGTCCAGTCACTGATGCCGACCTTGGAAGCCCGATTGACGCCGTGTGGGTTGACGGTTATTATTTTATGACCGACGGTGAGTACATTTTCCACACTGATCTTGTTCCTGAAGCATCAGCGGCACCGTATACCTTTGAGTCAACAATTGACCCTCTCAAATTTGCAACTGCGGAGTTTATGCCAGACAGGTCATTAGGCGTTGCTAAGACTCAAGATAATAAAGTTATTGTTTTTGGCCGCAACACAATTGAATACTTTGTTAACGCCGCAACAGAAGCCTTTGCTTTCAGCCGTGTTGCAAATAGGGCGCAAAAGATTGGTATTGTCGCAACTCATGCAAAAGTTGAGGTTGACAACACGTTCTACTTTGTAGGGAGTCGCAAAGATCAATCTCTCGGGGTGCACATTCTTGGCGTCGGAAGCTCTGTAAAGATTTCTAGCAGGGAAATTGACAAGATTTTGGCGCAGTATACAGACCTAGAATTAGCAGACATGCGGATGGAAACACGGATGCAGGACAACGTGACGTTTGTTCTTATTCATCTGCCTAACGAATGTTTGTGCTTTAACGTCGAGGTAGCAAAAGCCTTTGGTGTTGATACCGCTTGGTGTCTGTTGCAGACCGGCAAGAATGGGCAAGCTTACCGCGGTATCAATGGCATCTATGACTCAAGCAGTGGTCAGTGGATCGCTGGCGATAAGTACGCGTTTAATCTTGGAATTATTGACAACACCGTATTTACTCAGTACGGCATCGCTCAGGAGTGGTATCTGTTTACGCCCTTTATTAACCTCGAAACCATGTCCGTCGATGAAATGCAGGTAGAGACTATCCCAGGCAACAACATAACTGATGACGCAAAAGTAGCTATGTCGACCACAACCGACGGGCAGAACTACAATACGGAATGGTGGGAGCTGTATGGTCAGCCTCTGGACTACAATCACCGGTTTACTTTGTATCGTCTTGGATATGTCAATCAATGGATAGGCTTTAGGCTGAGAGGCTACACAACGTCACGCATGGCCTTTGCAGGGATGAAATTGACCTATGGCTAGCACTCCTAAATTACCGTTAGGATTGAGGGGCCTTGTCCTATCAGCGACAGAGCTGAAAGCGATGAACCCAGAATGGGCCGACGCAATGATCGAGGATTATCTTGCGAATATCGACAATATCCAAACGGTCGCAAGCGTTGTTAATCAGAAACAAGATATTCTAACGACGATTAGCCTCGTTGATACAACGTTGTCACCTTACACAATACCAAACGCTGATAAGACTATAGTCTTTGACACAACGTCGGGGGATATTGTAGCAAACCTACCGCCTGGATTAACGACTTTGCCGGACGGTTCGAGTAGCGATGGAAGAACGTACAGAATGACGAACGTCGGCACCTCCGGCAACAAGGTTGTGATTAATCCGGACGGCACTGAATTACTTTTTGGGACAACGACAGAGAACATTTACGACGCAGAGACACTTATTCTAACGTATAGCAACCCTGACGGGTGGTGGTAATGAGCAGAATTAGACCTTGGACAAATGGCGACCAAGTAGCCCTTGACGGTGCTGGCAACGTTCCTGTTGTTGTCGACTCCACAACGCCTATTGATGTAACTGGACCGTTGACAGACACAGAACTGAGGGCATCTCAGGTTCCAGTTGACTCTCGTTTGGTCGATGAGCTTGGCGTTCCATATGGCATAAAACACGTAAACAATCAGCCGCGGGTTGTGGCAAAACCATATTATGTAGCGATTGCCGAAGACAATATCCCATCACATACCCCTATCTATAAGTTTGGGTCAAACCAGAGCGCAGGAACAACTGAAGCAACTATCTGGTCGGAAGGTATTGTTTATCCTTGGGATGCTATTGATTTGGCTGTAGGTATCGTCAAACTGTCTAGCACGAGTGCAAGCGATACTGCCGCAGGAACAGGAGCAAGGACAGCAACAATCTATGGATTGAGTCTCGCAGGCCTAGAACAGAACGAAACATTAACCCTGAACGGACAGACTCCCGTCAACAGTACGCTCTCATATAACCGAGTTTTTATGATTATCTGCCGGACTGCAGGAACTGCACGAAAGAATGCTGGGGTCATTAGAGTTGGAACAGGAACCGTGACTGCTGGCGTCCCCGCTGTTATATGGGCAAGAGTGAATGCAGGAGACAATCAGACGCTACAATGCGTTTACACGGTACCAACAGGGGCAACGCTCTACATGGTGGCTGCTGAGTATTCGGTTAACGGAAGCAAAGGCGCTGACGGACGTATCTACACACGCCCACCTGGAGAACTGTTCCAAATAAAAGACATTTTTCACATGGCCGGAGGCATCGAACCTCACGAGTATCACATGCCGAGAAAGTTCGAGTCAGGAACGGATATAGATTTCAGGGCGATTGCTGGTCAGGCTGGCACAGATATAGCCGCAAACTTTACGGGTTGGTACGAGTGACAGAATACGTCATTGTAAACTTCTAAGCAAACAGGTAGAATGCGGATATGAATTTAGCCTTAAAAGAGACGGAACCAATCGACCAGATAACTATCTTCAATGAAGGTGCGTTGACTTTTGATAATTATCGTCAGAAAGTCACTGAAGCTGAGGAGTTCATACTTACCCTACCACAGCTAGAAATGAAGGTAGATCAACAGTTTATCCCTGGTATCTACACCCGTGAGTTGACTATCCCAACGGGTTCCATACTAACCGGAAGCGTTCATAAGGAAACCTGCATAGTCGTTGTCTCACAAGGCGAAATTGTTGTGGCAATGGCCGAAGGCATGAAACATATCAAGGCTCCACACACATTTGTTTCTCCACCAGGTCATAAGAGAATAGCCTACACCTTGTCAGAGTGTAAATGGATGACCATACACCCATACTTTGATAAGCCAAGGTCAGAAGACGAAATGAAGCAGGTTATCGGATGTGATAATTATGCCCTTTACGAGATATACCTTGACCAAAAAGACTACACCCTTTTTAGCCAAGAAATAGGACTAACTGAGGCGCAAATACAGGCTCTCGTTACCGCCAAGGAAGACGTGGTTCTTTTTGACGAAAAGACAGAGGTTGTCAGGGGAGATTCTGACGTGGCCGGTTTTGGTATGTTTGCCTCAATAGATTTTTATGAAGGCGACAGAATAGGGAAAGCAAGCATCGGTGTCAATAGAACTGAGTTAGGGCGATATACAAACCATTCTCGCAATCCGAATATATACCCAGAAGCTTTAAGCGGTGACTGCATTTTTTATGCAAAACAGTTTATATCAAAAGGTACTGAGCTAAAGGTAAATTATCGAGATACAACACGTGTAAGGAGCAAGCCATGAGTTCATTGGTCGGAGGTATCGGAGGCGCGTTGATCGGCGGCGCTATCATAGGCGGTGGCGCAAGTCTCATTGGTGGTAAAATGGCTGCTGATTCTGCGGAGAGCGCGGCTAACACTGCGGCTAACGCACAAGGTGAAGCAACAGACGAACAGCTCGGGTTTCAACGCGAACAACTTGACTACTTAAAGGAACTTGACAAGTTGCCTCGCCAATACAGGGAAGAGGCTTTAAACCAACTTGGCGGCGCGTATACAGGGGATCAATCTCAACAACAGACATTTATGGATAGAGCAAGGCAGTCGCCATTATACAACCAAATTATGGGTAACCGCCAGTCAGGCGAAGAGGCTATAATGCGGAACGCTTCGGCCACTGGAGGGCTTCGCTCGGGTAATGTGCAAAGCAATATGTACCAGTATAATACGGAGCTACAGAATGACGCTCTGCTCCAATCATACAACCAACAGCTGCAAGGTTTGTCAGGACTCGCCGGCATGCAAGGGTATGGAAATCAAATAGCCTCCACGATGGGTGACATGGGCATTACAGCAGGGACCGGCATTGCCGCTGCAGGGCAAGCACAGGCCCAGGGGCAGGTTGCGTCAGGGCAAGCATGGCAACAGGGCATTCAAGGTGCCTCCGGTGCTATAGGCTCAGGAATTGGAAACTATATGTTTGGAAAAGGCATGGGAATATTCTAATGGAAAATCAATATTACGTCGAACCGGCAAACTTTCTCCCTGGTCTTAATGCGGCATTCTCAGGAATGAGGGCAGGCGCAGAGGCGCAGATGAATCGCAAGGGCGAAGAGGAGTTTGTTGATCTAGTCATTTCCGGCGATGTTGACGCAATAAGAAAAGCGTCAATGCTTAACCCTGAATTAGCGGCAGAGGTGCAGGGCGGTGATGCGTCAAGGCGAGAGATTATCAAAGCACGTCGGGCTGATATGGCGATGGAAGGACTTATGGGAGGTAAAACACTCACCAGGGCCGCTATTGATTACACGGATAAAGCGCAAAGAGATGGTGCTCCCACCGAAGAAGGATTGGCTTTAGTTGAAGCCACAATGAAAGACGAGGAAAAGGCTAAGAAGCTATTTGAGGTAGCTTTGGCTATGAACGGCACAAACGATCAATGGGAAAACTATAAAGAGGCCACTGGTCAGGGTGGTGTAGACACTGGACCATCGACAGATATATCAAGGTACGCCGGACTAATCGAACAGCAGTGGGAGTTAGACAACCCTGGTGATAAAATGCCTCCTGGACTAAAAGCCGAAGCAATGATGAAAATTAAGAGGGCAAACCCTGAAGAGGTTAATGCTGTTACGGTTTCAAAGCTTCTCGCTGAACTAAGCATAAAGCCAAGCATCAAAGGCGCAGAAAAGTCAGCGGAGCTTAGGGTTATTGAACAGATGCAACCGGGAATCGAAAGAGACAAAGCCATCGCCACACACCAGGCATCAGCAGAGGTCGCACGTGGTCAGAGCATTATCAATGAGGGACTTACCGCTGCGGAAGCAATGCCTAACCTAAAACGAGGCATAGACCTCCTTGAAAAAGTGCAGACTGGTGGCTTAAACAGCGTCGCTCTTAATGCAAAAAGGTTCTTCGGTGTAGAGGGTGCTGACGAAGGCGAGTTGTCAAACAGACTGGCAAAAGCGGTACTCTCGCAGCTAAGGGAAACCTTTGGCTCGGCTTTTACTGCTGACGAGGGAGCGAAACTCGATAGGATTGAAGCTGGTTTCTCTAAATCACCAGAAAACAACAAAAGGCTTCTAAGCCAAGCGTTGCTTATGTCTGAGAGAAAAGTTAGTGCAGCAAGGACGTATGCAGAAAACAACGGCGACACAGCAACACTGCAAGAGCTAAAAAACTGGGAGGAATTCCGATTATCACCTGAAGATGATCTCCCCGAGGGCGTAACAGAGGCAGACATCACAACCACAATGCAAAAGCGCAACATGACGCGCCAGCAAGTTCTTGACAAACTCAGGGGGAAATAATGGCCGGACGCGACCTATTTGCAGACGAAGGGCCAGCGGTAGAAGCTATTGCACCACCCGTTATGAATTCATCGACCCCTGATGCCAATCCGGTGGGTAGAGATTTGTTTGCCGACGAACAACCACCAATCAAAGAAAAACTAACACAACTTATCGTCGATCAGAAACTCGGGAAACTTACGGACCCACGAAAGGCAGCACTCCTTAACGAGCTCACAAATAGACAGTCGCTGATGGCGATGTTTGAACCTGCAATCACTCTAGCAACAGGTGCCCTGGCATTACCCGTGTCCGGAGTCGCTGGTATTGCTGGTTCTTTGTGGCCTGGCGCTGAAGGCCAAGGGGAAAGAGCCGTTAAAGCTACACAGGAAGCCATGACGTACCAACCAAGGACGCCAGAAGGCCAACAGGTACTTGAAGAGGTTGGAGGCGTCATAGAGCCTATTGGCAGCGCTGTAAAAAGTCTTGAGGACTCACTCGGAGAATTTGCTTTTGATGTTACTGGTAGCCCTGCAATAGCCGCTGCCGCAGCAACAACACCCACTCTAGTAGGTGAAATACTAGGCATTGCATCTTTAAAGTCTCTTCGTGTAGGAACAAAACTGAAAGTTAATGGAGAAGCGACAAGGACGCTAAAAAAGCAACTGCACAAAGACGGGCTTGATTACGACACATTGCACCCTCTGACAAAGGAATCGATACCTGACATGGTTGACGAAACTTTGTTGCCAGGTGGGAATCCTGTGAAGCCAGAGGCTAAACTTGCCCTTGTTAACGAGATAAAGAACGGTAGTCGTAATGACGCATTGGCAACCCTGAAGGTTGAGGGTAACAACTTAAAGCCTGACCCTGTTGGGATTGAAGCCGTTAAGCAAGGTTTTAGACCTGGTGTTGTCCAAGCAGTTAAGACCGCAAGCGCATCGACTAAAGCAAAAATGAAAGAGATGCTGCGTATCAGGAAGAGCATTAAAAACAATGAGCGTATCGCTTTGGACACCAGGCCAGATATTGTCATTGGTGATGAAATTACCAGCCGAATAGGATTTATACGCGACAAAATGGATGTCGCAAGAAAGCAGTTGAATGATATTGCGACGGACAGACTACCAGGGATGGAGATAGACGCAACCGAAGTCAGAAACGTCGTGAAGAACCATATGGATGATCTTGGAGTCGAGTTTACTCCAGACGTTGACGGGCTTCCAAACCCGTCATTTAATAATTCTCTTATATCAGAAGATTTCGCAGCCCAACGGTCGATTAAAGCATTGTTTCGCCTGATGAAAAAAGGCGGGAGACCTGATGCTTTAAGATTCCACAGGATGAAGCGGGAGTTGGACAATTTAATTAACTGGCAGAAATCCAGTTCCAGTGGTCTTACTGAGGCTGGCCGGCGGGTACTCAAAGACGTTAGGGGTAAATTAAACGAAACACTTGGAAATCTTGACCCAGAATACGCATCGGTAAATAAAGTTCTTAGCTCGTCCTTAGATGCCATGCAAAACCTTGATAAGTCTGTCGGCTCAATAGATATACTTGGCGAAGGTGCAAACAAGGCTCTTGGCACACGAATGAGGGCTTTAATGAGCAACCAAACAGGTAGAGTTAAAATCGAGAACTCGATTGAGGATATTAACAGAGTCGCTAGAGATTTGGGTGGGGTGTTTGATGTTGACATAAAAGATCTAGTTCTTTTCGATAATGCCCTTGCTGAACAGTACGGTGCCGTTGCCAGGACGTCGCTTGCAGGACAAGCAGAACAAGCAGCGAGCAGTGCCATTAGCCAGTCGCCAAAGTCTTCTGTATTGAATGCTGTTGGTAAGATGGTCGGCAAAGGTGTTGAAAAAGCTAGGGGGATAAACGAATTTAATTCTTTTGAGATCCTCGATAAACTGCTTAAATAGGAGAAACAACTATGAGTTTCGTTGCCCTTGGAATAGAACACTTCGTCAACCCGCTAAACGGTAAGCCTGTAGCAAACGGCTTTGTTTATGTCGGAGAGCCTGATACTGACCCTACAGTGGTTGTTAATCAGAAAACAATACAGTTACGGAAAGAGGACGGAACGCTCGTTGCTACATCGCAGCCTGTTCAGTTGGGCGCTGCTGGTGTCCCTCTTTACAATAACTCTCCGGTGCAGATCATTGTAGACGGTGACTACTCTCTTACCATTCAAGATTCTTTTGCAAGTCAGTTGTATTACGTTGATAGCTCTATCAAACTTGTAGATTTCGCTACACTGGAGCAGTTTATCGGTGAACTCAAAACAACAGCAACCTTGGCATACGACAATTATGCAGGGCTAAGAGCAACAACAGGAGTAGACAACCGCTCTGTCAGTGTCACATCACGAACAACCCTTGGAGATGGTGGAGGTGGTGTTTTCTTTTGGAACTCTTCTAATCTCTCAACTGAAGTTTCCGCAGATCCACAAGAGGGGATTTATGTTGCACCAACATCAGGCCCAACTGGCGCAAGCGGGGCGTGGGTTAGGCTATTCGACGGGCCTGTGAGTGTAAAGTGGTTTGGTGCCTTAGGCAATGATGCTGCAGACGATACAGCCGCTATACAAGCCGCGCTTTCTTTTGTAGCTTCCTCGATCACAGGTGTAAGAAGTATCTGGTTCCCGTATGGGACATATTTAATAACCTCTCAGTTGGATATCACCAGTAGTAGTACAGAAATCTATGGTGACTCAAGTAAAGCATCCACTATAAAAATCAAAGACAACTCAGCAGCCTTTACTAAAAGTATGCTAGCTATTGAGCCAGGCCTCAATCACATACATATCCATGATTTAGGATTTAATGGCAATAATGCAACAAACACCAATGCATGTAGTGGTATTTATGGGGCGTATAATAATTATGTAGTAATACATGACTGCTACTTCACACTAACCTCTCAGGATGGTATCCTGTTAGGTGCATCAACTACCGCTAACGAATTCTTTTCGATCCATGATAATACCTTTTATGACATAGGGTGGCGTCCGGTTGAGGTTATGTATGGTGTGTTTGGCCGCATTGTAAACAACTCTATTAAAACATGCGCATCACATGGTATTGCGATTACCGAAGGGTCTGATGCTGGCCTATACCCGACACAGCGCACGTTGATACATGGGAATACAATTGATCGTGCTGGTGCACCAACCTTCATTCTTGTAGGGGGTGTAGAGGAGGGGTTCTTAATTGCTTTGGGTGCTGGGTCACTCGATATCACAATTTCTGATAATGTTTGCTATGATAATAGAAAAGCAGCTGATGATGGTATTGGCCTGATAGAGTCAGGTACTTACCCACATGCACGTATTGTGATTGCAGACAACCAAGTCTTCTTCGCTGGTGGATATGGTATTGACGCAACTAACGATTGCGTATGTACCGGCAATGTAATAACAAACCCGGGCACCTCAGGTATCCATGTTGGGCAGGACTCGGGTGGAATGACCAATAATACCATCATAGCAAATAACAGGATTATTGGAGCATGTTACAAAACTAAAGCCCTTGCTGGATCACAAGCTGGAATTTTGATCCGTAGTGGGGTAGCTTTATCTACACATGTGAATTTAATCATTGCCAACAATATTGTTGCTGGGAGTACCGTAGAGTGCGATTACGGTTTATGGTTAAATACGACACTCAGCACTATGGATGATATACAGGTCCATGGTAACAACTTTGCGGGTGTTCTAACCAAATCCATATTTATAACTGGTACAAACATCAGTAACTTTATAGCAAAAGATAATATACTCAAAGGCTTTGGTTTTTCCTTGTTAGACAACATAGCCACACCATCAGTCATAGAGAGTGATCGCTTCTACTCGATAGGGTCAACCAGGATAACAAACCTAACAGGTGGGTATGATGGGAAGATAATTACTATCATGTCCAGTTCAACCAGGACAGTCAGTGGTACAGGTGCGTATATCTACCTCGTTGGTAGGGTTGATTTCGAAATGACTGCGTATGACACTCTTGTGCTTGCGAGGAGAGCAGATGATATTTGGTATGAGGTGTCAAGGTCTGTTATTTCACTTTAATATTAACTCTGAACCGGAGCCAACATGAGCCTAGTAGAAAAACAAGGCGAAAAAATGAGAACCATAACAGAAATTATTGTTC